CATCCTATAGTTATCATTACTACATCCTATAGGTATCATTACTACATAATACAGTTATACCTACAGCATACATACAGTTACACCAATAGTTCACCAATAGTCAACCAATAGATACAGCACTACCTATAGTATACCTCAACATGACCAAACGGAATGACTAATAGGATTGACCTTAAATGTTTACTGTTTATAGTTATTATCAATAATGGCTGAATACGTTTATGCAGTACGTTTAATGTTTTCCTTCAATATATGCAGTAAATAATGACCTTTGATATTTACGTTAAATATAAACCTTTTTCATAAACTTTAAATATTTCTTGTTTATGCGCTTGACACAAACTTAGATTAAGTTTATACTGAAGTTGTCAGATGGACCTATTGCGGTTTGTCACACCTACGGCTACTATATATAGCTGGTATGAGGTCTACGGTTGTAATGATACCCACATAACAACATTAGCTAAAAAGCATGTAGGGACTTAGGTCTATTTGACTTATAAAGCAGAAGTTTAGTTGATTGCAGGAGGGTATCCAAGGGTAAACCTTGGGTATCCGATGGAGTCAAATAGACTACCAAATAAAATAATCGGGGGTATAACATCATGGCAACAAATAAGAAGTATAAGTGCACAACAGGCCACACTATTTCGGTATCGCAGGGTAATATGAAGATGCTAGGCACCTTAATTTTCAACCTACCTGCACAGAAGACGTGCCCAGGTTCAACCGCAATGTGCCGCAGCAAGTGCTATGCAATGAAGGCCGAACGGATGTACCCAACGGTTAAACCTTGCCGCGAGGAGAACCTAGTTGCATCCAAAAGTGAGGATTTTGTTGAAGGTATTAATGTCATTATAGAGCGTCACTTTAAAGGCCAGCCAGGTTTCTTCCGTATTCATGAGTCAGGAGATTTTTACTCACAGGAATACCTGCATGCCTGGTTCGATATCGCCAACATGAATACCAATATTAAGTTCCTGGCGTTTACTAAAAGCCACATGCTGGACTTTAAGGGATGTCCTAGCAATCTCAAAATAGTATATAGCTGCTGGGAGGATACCACGGAGGTCATGGAAGGCGTACCACAGAGCCATGCAGGTAACGTCAAGGCACGTAAAGACCACAGCCGTCTGGAGTGTCCTGGCAAGTGTGAGGAATGCAGGGCCTGCTGGTTCCTAGGGAAAAATATCGACGTCCATTTCAATATCCATTGATATAAACATTTTCTATAAACATAAAGGAGGAATAACAAAATATGTCAGTGTATGGGAATAACATGGGACGTCATCAGCGAGGCCATTGATGCTGCAGAGGCAAGAGGTGAGCAGATCGCTATTGACAGTCGGGAGGTGTCGACCTATGCTTAGCAACGCCTGGGCTATTACCTGGGGCCTACTGGGAGCCATCAAAGGCTCCTGGCAGGACATCGTGTCAGCTGTGGTGGCTGTACTGTTCTTCCCAATTCTCTGGATTCTTGCAGCTATCCTGTGATAAAATCCAATTGTGCCACAAATTGAACAAAGGAGTTGATGTTCCACATGTCAATTATTATGAATGAAAATACGGACTCTGTAGTTATTGCTTTGGTCAGCTTGGCAGTAAAGACAGCGCAGAGGGTTCGCATATGGTACGGAGAGCCTACCACAGGCGAGTCCTGGGAGATCGAAGAAGGGACCACAGGAGTCATTACAGAAGGCAAGGATGGTCTATATTTGAAGCAGAGGGTTACCTCTAAGGTAGGCTATAAAGTCCCTACAGAATGCATTGTACGGCTTATCATAGGCACTACAGAGGCATACAAGCACCCTAACTTCAAGGCACCCTGTTATCATACCAAGGAGGAAAAAAGGTATCCTGCTGCGCCTTGGTGGGTGTACGATGGTTCTCATGTTGTCAAAAGATTCACCACTATTACAGAGGCGTCACGCTGGGTTGACTTCATGAGCGGTCTTAGAATGAACCTATCAGGCCGCAAGGATGGAGTGTAGCATGAAGCGGTTGGTTTACTACAAGGAAAACCGCAGGTACTACTGGATGCAAACGCATGATAGTGAGATCGGAAGTATCCCTGTAATCAATAAGCAGGAGTACGAAGACCTGAAGGAGAACCTTAAACCTTTGGACAAAAATTACTCGTTCGTTGAAATCTTAATATTCATCGTTACAGCCACTATTACTGTACTCCTTCTTCTCGCTCATTGACTCTTTAGCAGAACGATTGAAGGTAGCACTTGCCATAGGTGTCTTTATTTGTGACCTTTCTTTTGTCCATGGATGTTTATATTTATGGTTTTGGTAAGTAATAACCAAGTGATATTTAGGAGGAATAACAACATGAACACTACTGTCATTAACACCATCGAAGACCTGAAGGCTACCTACGGTGCAGACCTTGTAGATAAGCAGCTGGAGATTGAGAGCAGATATAAAGAAGAAGCCATGCAGCGCCTTAAAGACTCCATGGAGAAAGCGAAAGCACATGGCAGAACAGCAGAGTCCTCTGTAGCCCGAAAGTACATTGATTATAAACTGAATGACATCATTGCTAACGTGAAGATATTCATGGAGGCAACTTTCAGTCCCAAGCGTGGTGTTAAACCTAAGTATAGCTACATTGCGAACCAGCTTATGGACATCTATGAGGGCCGCGAGGAAGAACTCTATGCTATGTTGTCTCTCACAGCGTGTACGCATATCATCAATGCATCCTTTGGTAAATACTCCGCACTGTCCAACCTGTCCAAAACGGTCGGGAGAGACATCCAGGATGAGGCACGTGTGGAGGCATTCATTAAGGCACATCCAGACCTTGAAAAGAGCCTAACAAAAGGCATCTCTGAGCGTGTACAGAAGCACTACAAGGTATTTTATGCAGTCCGCAGGATGCAGCACGAAGGGTTCTCCTGGACCGATTGGGAGAACAATGACTGCATGCACTTTGGAGCAAAGGTTATTGAGATGGCTGTGGCTGCCTCTGGTTACTTTGAGGAAGTCCATTCGACCTCTGGTATCAAAGGAGACAATTTGGTCGAAATTAGACCAACTCAGGAACTCATGGATGCCTGGATGAAGTCTGAAGGTAATGTACTCAACAGAGCGTCTCGCATGGTCCCTATGGTCATCCCTCCGCAGCCATGGGCTGACTTTAAGAATGGAGGATACTGGGGTGCCTTGGGGGACCGGGTGTACATGCTGCGCATCAATGACATCAACAATAATGTGTTCTGCAAGCAGTACCTTGAACGCCTTGACCAGCTGGAACTCACAGAGGTCAAGAGGGCCATCAATTCCCTACAGGCAACTCCATGGACCATCAATAAACGTGTCATGGATGTCATTGAAACCATATTAAAAATGGGAGGGAACCAGGCAGGTTTGCCTTTAGTTGATGCCCTGCCGCAGCTGCCGGACCTTGAAGGTGACTTTACAGAGGAAGAACTCAAGGCACACAAAAAGGCCAAGGCTGATCGGTACCGCCTGGACAGCAGAAGACTGTCTAAAGCGTATCGCATGAGGGTGCACATGGATATAGCAAAGGAGTTCTCTGAGTTCGACAAGATATACTTCCCATGGAACATGGACTTCCGTGGGCGCTGCTATCCTTTGACCTCATTCAGTCCCCAAGGTGATGACCTGGACAAGGCCCTGCTGCTCTTTGCTGACACTCCAGGAGTACAGTCTGAGGAAGACATTGAGTGGCTTATGATTCATGCAGCGAACCTTGCAGGTGAAGACAAGATTCCCTTTGAAGATCGCATTCAATGGGTAAAAGACCATGAGGAATACATCCTGGCTGCCGCTAAAGACCCTATGGCAAATATATCCTGGTGGGGAAACCTGGACTGCCCTCTGCAATTCCTTGCGTTCTGTTTCGCCTGGGAGGACTATAAGCTGTACACACAAGAACACGGTAGTTGTCAAGGCTGGACCTGTGGCATCCCTGTGGCCTTTGATGGCACCTGCAGCGGTCTTCAGCATTTCTCTGCGATTCTTAGAGATTCCATCGGTGCTGCTGCGGTAAACATCATCCCTTCAGCGAAACCGCAGGACATCTATGGCGTGGTAGCTGCGAAGGTCAATGAGATTCTCCAGCAGGATGCTATGAACGGAACAGCTGACGGGTACCTAGAGAATGACATGGGTGGATATGTCAAGTATGGCACAAAGTACCTGGCCCAAGAGTGGCTGAACTTTGGTGTCAACCGGTCGGTAACCAAGCGTTCTGTAATGACCTTAGCGTATGGCTCCAAGGAGTTTGGATTCAAATATCAGATTCTGGAGGACACCATTGAACCTGCGCTCCTTAAGACCTCTACTGATGCAGCTGCTCCCTTCATCGCCCCTATGCAGTCCGCTGCGTATCTCGCTAAGTTGATATGGAATGCAGTTGGTAAGGTAGTGGTAAAGGCCGTAGAAGGTATGAAGTGGCTGCAGGATATGGCTAAACTGGTATGCAAAGAGGGCCATGTGGTCACCTGGGAGACACCTATGGGACTTCCGGTGCAGCAGGGATACATGGAGGTCAAGAATGAGGTCGTAAGGGTGCGCCTTGGTGGTGAGTTTAAGCGTCTCTATGGGTTTGAACTTACAGGAAACATCCATAAGAAGCACCAAGCGTCTGGTATAGCACCTAACTTCATCCATTCGATGGACGCAGCGCACCTTCAGATGACCGTATGCATGTGTAAGGACCGTGGTATCAACCATTTTGCTATGATTCATGATTCCTATGCTGCTCCTGTGGCCCAAGCTGGTCTAATGTTCAAGACAGTCCGCGAGGCATTCCATAAGATGTACACTGAGAATGATGTCTTAGCGAAGTTCCAGGAAGACATGGAGGTCTACATCAAGAAGAATGACAAGCAGCCAAAGATGCCTGGTAAGGGTGACCTTGACCTCTCTGTTGTTATGGACTCTAAGTACACTTTTCATTAACCTTTAATGTTTACATTTTAGGTTTATGTAAGACATCAACATTTAATTGTGCCACAAATTGAACCAAAGGTATATCTTAAAGGTCTTACCTAAAGGTATACCTTAATGGTTTCTCTTTATGGTTTATCTAAACATAAAGGTATACCTAAAGTATAAACGTGAAGGAGGACTAAAAGTATGTTACCAACTTACACCTGTCCAGTATGTGGGAAGAACTACAATGACTTCGAGGGTGCCATGGGCTGCATTAAGGGACACCCAACGGTGAAGAACATGGAGCCTGACGCTGAGGTCTTTGAGATACGTCCTGGTTACATTGATGTGACCATGAGTGATGGTACAGTGCATCGCTATGGGTTCCTACAGCAGATCGTGTGGCCTGAAGATGTCAAACAAGATGAAGAAGGAGAAGAGGATGTCTAGATGTGATACCTGCATGTATTACCTTAAGGCAGCCAAAATGTGTAACCGTGAGTGCTTTGAGTACCCTGGGTACTGCGTTGATGCTGACAAATGGGAACCTATTGTTGAAATTAAGAAGGAGGATGGAACTAATGAATAACCCTGTCCATGCAAAATGCATTGAATGTGCAAGGTACACGAAAGAGTACGTAACTATGAGAAGCAACGGAGGTTTGAATAAGGTACATGGATGTGGAAGAGGAGGGTGTCATATTGACAACGATTTTGAAGCCTTTGTTCCTAAACATGGAGCCTTTGTTGAGGTAGGGTGTGCCACCTGTGCTAGAAGCAACATTGTTGGAGCAGGTACCTGTACTCACTATTGTTATGATGCAGCAAACAGAACGTATCCTAATTGGTTAGCCAAAGGAACCATGGGTGCTCCTGACGCTGCAGCCACTAAGGCAGCCACTAAGGCAGCACTTGAAGGCTCCGCTAAGACATCAACACACTACCAAGTAGGAACCAAGCAGCCTATTGAGATCATGCAGGAGATCATGACACCTGAAGAGTTCCAGGGGTTCTGCAGAGGTAATGTCATTAAGTATTCCCTGCGACTTGGTCATAAGGATGCTCCGGTAAAGGAGGTCGCAAAGATCGAGCAGTACGCCAAGTGGCTAAGGATGTCCCTTGAGGGCAAGACCATTAAGCCCATGGAAGACTAATTGTGCCACAAATTGAAAGGAGAGTGTCAATAACAAATGGCAACAGCAACAAAACCTAAAGCATTAGCACCTTCTCAGAAGATCAAGGTGCGTATCAAGAAGCTGCATGATGATGCAGTAGTACCGGAGGTAAAGACCACATGGTCCGCTGGAATGGACCTGCATGTCATTGAGGATGTGCGATTGGCTCCCACAACGACAACTGAACAAGCCTACATGGTGCGCTCTGGCCTTGCAATGGCTATCCCTGAAGGATACCACGGCAAGGTCTTTTTGCGTTCATCAACAGGCAAGAAGCATAAGCTGCGGTTGGCTAATGGCACAGGCATCATTGACAGTGACTATCGCGGTGAGGTCATGTTCCTTGTGGAAAACGTAGGGGCGCTGCCCACCAACATCTACAAAGGTGACCGCTTGTTCCAGATCATCATTGAAAAGAATGAGGACGTTGAGGTCTCTGTAGTGGATGAACTGGACGAAACCAAGCGTGGCGCTGGTGGCATGGGGTCAACTGGCAATGGTAAAGGTCAGACCAAGGAAGAAGAAAATACTGAGGAGGGAGTAAAATAATATGGCAAAGAGTAACTTTTTAAAAGTCACAAGTCCCAAAGGTGAGGCATTCTATCCGTACCTTAAGAGTCCTGAGATGTACGAAGGTAACCCTGTAGGATTCACTATCCAAGCAGCTTTCGGTAAGAAGGACACAGAGGCACTCATCAAGACCCTGGAGGCAGAACTAGAACGTGCTAAAGGTGCTCCTGCGTTCAAAGGTAAGACCTGGCAGAAAGAACCTGCTATGGGCTACCGTGAGAAACAGGATGGCACCATTATGTTCAAGTTCAAGACCAAGCACGAGTACGAACGTGATGGCGAGACCATTAAGCGCAAGGTTCCTATCTTTGATGCTAAGGGTAAACCTGACAATGATGTCAATATTGGCAATGGTTCTACTGTAAAGATCGCCTTCCAGGTAGTACCTTTCTGGAAGTCTGCACGTAACAATGGTGTCACTCTGTACCTGGATGCTGTCCAAGTGCTGGAACTGAAGGAGTATGCTGGTGGTGGTTCCGCTGGTGCCTATGGTTTTGGTGAAGAGGAAGGCTATGAGGCTGAACCTGATGGTTCTGAACGCTTCACTGATGCAGACTGTCCGGCTGATGCAGGTGGCGGTGAGTTTTAGTCGCAGAGGAGGGTGGACCAAGAGTGTCGACCCTCAGTATCGCTCTGGTTCTGAAGGGCGTGTGGTAGCGCAGCTGGAAGGTGCAGGGATACCGGTCTCCTATGAGACCTATAGCATCAAGTATGTCATCCCTGAGAGCAGCCACACGTACACTCCAGACATCCTGTTGCCTAATGGTATCATCATTGAGGTCAAAGGGCTGTTCTCCGTGGATGACCGCAAGAAGCACCTATTGGTGAAGAAGCAGTATCCTAACTTGGACATCAGGCTTGTCTTTGATAACCCTAAGACCAAGATCAACAGCACAAGTAAGACCACATATGCTGATTGGTGCGTGAAGCATGGCTTTAAGTATGCCAAGAAGCTGATACCACCGGAATGGCTGAAGGAGCCTAAACGTGGGACTGATGGTCTCATTAAGAATGTGAAGAGGAAGTAGCATATGCATTTATTTGAATGTGCAAAATGCGGTCGGCAAGTGGGTTCCATATCGGAGTCCACTGTCGTACTCTGCAGCTGCGGTAAAGGCAAGATGGGCTACAAAGGCCCTTATATTATGAGAACCAAGAAGAAAGGAGGTAAGAAGATTAAGTGAAGTTCCGTCAAAGAGAACGCACGGACTTCCTTTACATTCACTTTAAGAAAACCGGAGGACTGACATTAAAAGAACTACACCGTGACGCTAGACGTTCAGGTGAGTTAGCTGTGGACTACCACTATATTGTCCAGGAGAACGGATTGGTGGAAGAAGGAAGACAACGCTATGACATCGCAGGACGCACCATGGAGAACGCAGATACATCTCTGTATGTACTGGTGGCTGTTGATGAGGATGGCGCTATGAGTGATGCTCAACGATACGCCTATGGACTCATTATGAAAGACCTATTAGGTGAGTTCGTTGGTGTCGAAATAATCACGGAGGACTGATTATGGATACAGAGGCAGAAGAGTCTTATCCTGTGGAACTCCATGTCCCTTGCGACACCTGCGGTAGCAGTGATGGCATGACAGTTTACTCTGATGGTCACTCATACTGTTTTGTGTGCGAAGCGTGGAACCCAGGGGATGGCACTACTAGGAAAGAGAGAGTACGCAAAAAGGTGGCTAAAGGTTTAATACCATATGAAGACCTCACGACCGGAGGGTTACCTGCGCGAGGCATAACAGATAAGACATGCAAGAAGTATGGGTACTTCAAGTCACGCTTAGATGGTGACATGGTGCAAGTGGCGTGTCTTTATGATGACCATGGAGACATGATTGGTCAGAAGATACGTGACCGCCATAAGAACTTCTCAGTCAGAGGTGACGTAGGGGACCGCTTTGTAGGTCAGCACCTATGGCCTGGTGGAGGTAAAAAGCTGGTCATCACTGAGGGTGAAATTGATATGCTCACAGTGTCACAGGTGCAGGACAATAAGTGGCCTGTTGTATCGCTACCTTGTGGTTCCAAGAGCGCCAAGAAGACATTTAAGGCCCAAATGGAATGGCTAGAGACCTTTGAAGATGTCATAGTCATGTTCGACATGGACACTCCAGGGAAAGAAGCAGTACAAAGTGTTGAAGGTATCCTTAGTCCTGGCAGACTGAAGGTTGCGACACTACCTCTGAAAGACCCTAATGAGTGCCTATTGAACGACAAGGCCGATGAGATCATAAAGGCCATATGGAATGCAAAGACCTATAAGCCCGATGGCATCATCAATGGCTCCGAACTATTGGATGAACTCATGGATGAAGAGGAGCAGGTGGAGTCTTATGAGTTCCCTTGGGACATAGACCTCCAGAAGATGACCATGGGTGCCAGATTAGGTGAGATGATTATGCTCACTGCAGGGACCGGCATAGGTAAATCAACGATCGCAAGACAGATCGCACATCACCTTGGAGTAAACCTTGGGGTTAAGGTTGGTCTAATGATGCTTGAGGAGAACAAGAAAAGGACCGCTAAGGGTATCATGTCTGTACAGGCTGGGAAGCGGCTGCACATTCATTGGAATACCACAAGCTACGAGGAGAAGTCCAAAGCATTCAATGAGACAATGGGAACCGGTAATTTTGTCATCTATGACCACTTCGGTTCCATAGAAGGCTCCAATCTGCTGTCAAAAATGCGCTACATGGCTACCGGTGAGGGCTGCAAGTTCATCATCCTGGACCATATTAGTATAGCCATTAGTGGTCTTGAGGGCGATAAGGATGAGCGCAAGGCCATTGACTACCTAATGACCCACATGAGGTCTCTGATCGAGGAGTTAGGAATAGGTATCATGGTCATATCTCACCTACGGAAGATGGATGGAGACAAGCAGTCCCATGAGGAAGGTGCAGCTATCTCCATGGACCACCTGAGAGGCTCAGGAACCTTAAAGCAAATACCTGACACCATTATAGCTGGTGAGCGTAACCAACAGGCTGAAGGTGACGAGAAGAACCTTGTGCGGCTGCGGTTGCTCAAATGTAGATTCACAGGGGAGACAGGTATTGCCGGTCACCTCTATTACAACAAAGAGACGGACAGGCTAGAAGCTGTTGACCGTGTTAGTGACTATTCAAGTGAACGAAAAGTAGACCTAGGAGGCTCTGACGAGGAGTCTCCTTTCTGATTTATGTGAGGAGGGCTTATCCATGTTGAAATACACTCTTATTGATGTCCTTAATGTGTCCCAGTTGGTTGATATGCATATGCTAAAAATGGTAAAGGGGACAGCGGATTATAAAGACCACATTAAAAGGGAACTTGAAACTAGAGCAGGTCGCGAGATACTTGCATTCATGAAGACACACCCTTTAGTCACGACATCGTACAGATACGTGGAGGAAGTCCGTCCTCATATGTATGCCCATGAGTTTCGTATTGAAATATCCATATTCAAAGTAGAGCAAGTGGAGGATGAAGAAGCATGAGATACCCAGTAGTTTCTAAAGGTGTGACTATGAATGAGCTGCCTGGTGAGGTAGCGGTGTACTTTGAGATCGGTAACTGTACCGTAGGCTGCCCAGGGTGTCATAGCCTTCACCTGTCCAAGGAGATATTCCCTAAGCCATTGTGGACCCACTTCTCAGACATCGCTGAGTATGCATTGAAGGAAAAGAAAAGAGGTGCCACTGCTATTGTAGTGATGGGTGGGACGTCTAATGGCCTGAAGGATGGTGCCTTATGGTTCCTGCTGGAGCTACTCTCACGTATCCTTCCTGTTGGACTCTACTGTGGTGACATAGAGTTAGGTTCACCTAAAGCACAAGTTATGATGGCTACATGGTCTCAACTTACCTGGCTGAAACTTGGAGCGTACATGGAGGACCGTGGAGGGATGAACAAATCAAACTCCAACCAAAGACTCCTCAAACGTAACCATAATGGCACATGGTCTGAGATGACTCATAAGTTCTGGCGTTAATTGTGCCACAAATTGAACAGACAACAACAACAACATGAAAGGAGCACATATAGATTGTTAAACCGTTTGACAGATGGACAGCTGGATTCCAAGCTGTCCTTCATAAAGAACTACATCGCAGCCACAAACGCAGCCAATGGTTCCCTGGTTGATGCTAATGCAAACGTCACAGTTAAAACCATGGCTACCTTGGAGGCTGAATTGCACAAGTTTGAGAACATTCAGGTGAACCGTAAGCTGGTATGTGAGAAGCTGACTAACATGTACGGTAAAGAGATGTCCGAGATGTACCTTGAGGACATCCATGAGCATCGTATTTATGTTCATGATGAGACCTCATTGAAGCCTTATTGTGCCTCAGTGTCTCTGTATCAGTTCCTGTTTGAAGGCACCAAGAGCCTTGGAGGGTCCAGTGGAGCGCCTAAGAACATCTACTCATTCTGTGGTTCCTTTGTGAACCTTATGTACCAGCTTGCAAGTAACTTTGCCGGTGCTGTTGCTACCGTTGAGTTCCTGATGTACTTTGACTATTTTGCAAGGAAGTCCTATGGTCATGGGTACATGAAATATGAGGATGTCAGAAACGAAGTCAAACAGCACCTTCAGGGTATCGTGTATTCGATGAATGAACCTGCAGCAGCCAGAGGGAACCAGAGCGTCTTTTGGAACATCTCGGTGTTCGATAAGCACTACTTTGAGAGTCTCTTTGGTAACTTTTATTTCCCTGATGGTACTCAGCCTTATTGGGATTCCTTAGAAACACTTCAGTTATTCTTCCTGGATTGGTTCCGTGAGGAGCGCACCAAGGCTCTCTTGACGTTCCCTGTGGTCACCGCTGCTATGCTGGTAGACCCGGAGACCAAGGTGCCTATGGACACTGACTTTGAGACAACATTGGCTAATCAGATGTCTAAAGGACTGTCCTTCTTTGTGTACCAAAGTGACTCTGCTGATAGTCTAGCAAGCTGCTGTCGTTTGCGTAACGAGTTGGCCGACAATGACTTCAGTTATTCCCTTGGTGCTGGTGGGGTATCTACAGGCAGCCTACAGGTCATCACATTGAACATGAACCGCATCTATCAGACTGATGATGATTGTGGTGGATTGGGTTCTATTGTCTACAGAGTCCATAAGTACCTCATGGCTCACTATGAACTTCAGAAGGACTACATTGAAGCTGGAATGCTTCCTGCGTATACTGCTGGATACATCAACGAGAAGAAGCAATTCTTGACCATTGGTATCAATGGGGCCGTAGAGGCTGCAGAGTACCTTGGGTATGACATTAATGACAATGATGACTACCTGAAGTTCCTTTCTGATGACCTTGGTTTTATTAAGAAGATGAACAAGGATGCCGGTAAGAAGTATGGTGTACGGTTCAACACTGAGTTTGTACCTGCTGAGTCCCTGGGTGTCAAGAACGCCAAATGGGACAAAGAGGATGGCCTTAAGGTAAACCGCAGCTGCTACAATTCGTATTTCTATCGGGTTGAGGACGACTTGAGTATCCTTGAACGACTGTCAATGCATGGTGAAGCTGTCTCTAAGCACCTGGACGGTGGCGCAGCGGCTCACTTGAACCTTGAACAGTTACCTACAATTGAGTCCGCAAGGAAACTCATCCGTATCGCAGCTAAATTTGGAGTGCCTTACTGGACTACCAACGTATTGTCTACTATCTGCAATGACTGTGGTGTGATCGACCCTGAGACACTCCCAGGCTGCAAGGTCTGTGGGAGTAAGAATGTGGACTATGCCACACGTATCATTGGGTACCTCAAACGTATCACTGACTTCTCTTCTGAGCGCCAGCATGAGCATGCTCGGAGAAACTATATGAAAAACAAAAGGAGCGAATGATTAACCATGAAGAAACTGTTTGCATACAAATGTGCCGCGAAGGCTGAAGAGGCCATCTATAATTCTGCAGAGCGCAGTGAAGCATACCTGGCACCACTTTTTAAGATCGGTACTGCTATCGTCAAGGCTACCATCAAGGTACGTGTGAAGTACCTGGCGTTTCGTCTTCGTATGACTGATAAGTACCTTGATGCGAAGGCTAAGTCCTGTGAGCGTGTCCTCAAGGAGATGTCTGTACAGCGCAAGAAGCTGGCGAAGGAACAGTATGAAGCACGGAAGGAACTGAAGGCTGTGCGTAATAGCTTTGTTTATCCTGGGAACCCTTGGATTGTGGACTAAAGCATAAAGGAGGTCTATACCATTATGTTAGTTTTTGACTTGGAGTCTGATGGACTCTTAGATGACCTTACTGTCATCCACTGCATTGTCATATCGGACATGTATGAAGGTGATGTCACAAGGTACAGACCTTATGAGGTTCATGAAGGTGCCAGAAGGCTCCTGGACGCTGTACTCAATGGTGAGCAGATATGTGGTCACAACATCATCTCTTTTGACATTCCAGCCATGGAGAAGGTGTTCCCATGGTTCCGAATACCAAGAGACAAGAGACACCTTATAGTTGACACATTGGTCATGGCCCGATTGATATACTCAAACGTGGCTTATTGGGACGCAGGGCTACTTCGTAGAGGGACACTTCCTAGACACCTCTATGAGTCACAGAGCCTTGAGGCATGGGGCTACCGCTTAGGTGAGTTCAAAGGCACCTATGGTAAGCAAGAGAACGCCTGGGATAAGTACACTGAGGAGATGTTAGAGTATAACGTCCAGGACGTTGTGGTAACCGAGAGGCTGCTTGAGAAGCTGCTCTCCAAGAATTACTCACAGATGGCTATAGACCTTGAGCATGAAGCGCAGTGGCTCATGGCCCAGCAGGAACGCAATGGTTTTCCTTTTGATACCAAAGCGGCTGAGGCTTTTGAGGTAACCCTGCGCTCTCGTTATGCCATTTTGGATGCCAAGCTGCGCCGAATGGTGCCTGAGATTCCTGATAATGTATTCGTACCGAAGCGCAACAACAAGACCAAGGGGTACATCGCTGGTGTCCCTATTCAACGTCATAAAGACTTCAATCCTGGCTCCGGTAAGCAGGTTGAATATGTCATCACAAAGTTCTTCGGGTATCAACCTATGGAGCCTGAGTTATATGACTTCAAGCTGCACAAAGGTATCACAGATGACGCTAAACTTGACCTCATCAGAAATGGTGAAGTCCGCATGAAGATTGAGGATGAGACATTCGAGTTTCTGAAGGATGACAAGAATGCTCCTCAAGAGGTCAGAGACATTTCAGTCATCATGGAAGAATACCGTGTGCTGTCTAAACGATTAGGGCAGCTGGCTGATGGTAAACAAGCATGGCTGAAGAACGTCAAGGCTGACGGTATGATTCACGGCTCAGTGAACCCTAATGGTGCTGTAACCGGAAGGGCCACCCATAGCAAACCTAACATAGCCCAGGTTCCTAAAGTAGGTAAACCGTTTGGTGCTGAATGCAGGGCGCTGTTTGGTGTACCTGAAGGATGGATTCAATGTGGTGTGGATGCCAGTGGCCTTGAGTTGAGATGCTTAGGACACTTCATGTCTCCTTACGACAAAGGTGCGTATGCCCATGAGGTCATCAATGGAGACATCCACACAATAAACCAGACAGCTGCAGGGTTACCTACAAGGGATGCAGCCAAGACGTTCATCTACGCCTACCTTTATGGTGCCGGTGACCTCCTGATTGGAAAGCAGATCGGAGGAGGCTCAAAGGAAGGCAAGCAGATAAAGAAGGAGTTCTTAGCGAAGACACCTGCTTTAGGTCAACTTAAACAGGCCATTGAGGATGTCTTAGTATCTGAAACCTTCAGAGGTCGTGTGACCAAGTGGAAACGTAAATATCTTAAGGGTCTCGATGGGCGCATCTTATGGGTGCGCTCTTTGCATTCCGCATTGAACCTTCTGTTGCAATCGGCTGGCGCTTTGATATGTAAGAAGTGGATATGTAGATGGGAGCAGCGCCTGGTTGAAAGAGGTCTCAAGCACTGTTGGGATGGAGACTTCGTATGGATGGCATGGGTACACGATGAGGCCCAGGTGGCCTGTAGGACCATGGAGATCGCTGAGATCGTAAAAGAGGAAGGTCAGAATGCCATGAAGGATACCGAGGAGTTCTTTGGTTTTCGTGTGGCCCTATCTACAGAGGGTAAGATAGGAAAAACTTGGCGAGATTGCCACTAATAAAAGGAGGACATAAATATGTCATTACGTTTAGGAACTATGAAGGAATGCCGTGAGTTCATCAAAGGATTCATTAACCTTAAGGCTGATCGTAAAGGTCACTTCTCTGTCAACCAGCATGATGTAGCTAATACCTATGGTCTCAACAGTGGTCACATTAGCGTGTGCCTTAGAGACCTCATCAATGACGGTAAGATTCGCAAGGTTAAACCTCATGGTTACCGGAGACCTGCTGTGTACCAGGTGGTTACCTTAGCATGATTAGAGGAACAGCAGTATACGGCTTAGAGGCTAGTGTCATTCGCTCAGGTTTCCCTATGGTTGTCAAATCAGGTGAGGCTAAGTCTGACTTCAACAGGGCAATTAAACTAGCTGGTACACCTGCAGGTTCAGGCCATGATTGTTTCCTTAAGGGCATCATCGTCCAGGCTGACTTTGTGATGCCTCAGTATTGGTGGCAACAGGCCAAGAGATACCATTGGTTTGACTTCATTTCCTCTCAGTCTACCATGCATCGTATTGGTTCAATGAAGCTGTCTGAGGCGTGTAACAAGCATGTTGACCCTCGCATCATCCGTATAGCCCAGGGTTATATTGATGACTACAATGATGGACTCTGCAGTATTGATGTTGTCCTGTCGAATATTCCGCAGGGCCTTTTATTATGCGCTGGTATCACTACTAACTACTTGCAGCTGAAGACCATGTATGCCCAAAGGAAAACACACCGGCTCCCTGAGTGGTCCGATGAGTTCACCAAATGGGTTGAACGTCTTCCATATTCTGAACTTATCACATCAGGAGGTAACACTAATGGCTAAGAAACGTGAACAGAAATGGCACCAGAAGGTTGCCGATTTATATGGCTTTACGGTCAACAAGGAGTTAGAGGAGTGTATACTTGAGGGCCTGGATGCCAAGAAGGCTAAGTTTGGCGCTCGTTATTGTCCCTGCAAGGTTGACAACGTGGTGTCCAATATATGCCCTTGCGTAGATATGCGTTTTGATGGTCACTGCCATTGTGGCCTATTCGTAAGAGAGTAGAGGTGTAATATGTATAACATTGTGGAACTCTTCGGCAGACCTAAGAATCGTTTGTTCCAGCTGGCCCTTCAGACTGATAAGGTAACTGTAGGTAAACTTCAATTCCCTGCGGTACTACAGGTCAAATGGGATGGAGTCTTCTGCGCTGCCTTATTGGATGACAAAGGAGGCTGCACCATCTATAGTCGCACAGGTGAACAGTATGTCTCCATGAAGCACATTGATGATGCCTTGAAGTGGTTCTTTAAATG